GCTGGTTATGCCATTGGCGGTTTAGCTTTGAGGCCGTACGTGGATACTAATTCAGGTAAAATCAAAATTTCATTTTGTCGAGCTGATACATTTTTCCCTCTACAATCCAATACCAATGATATTTCAGAAGCAGCCATCGCTACTGTAACTCAGCAAGCCGAGGGACAAAAGACAATCTATTATACTTTGCTAGAATTTCATGAATGGGTTGACGGAAAGTACCGCATCAGAAACGAATTGTATCGATCTGAAGAACAAAAGCAAGTTGGTGTGAGGGTTCCTCTCAACTCTTTAGAAAAGTACAAAAATCTGCAGGAGGAGACAATCTTAGATGGTTTTAGTCGTCCTCTTTTTGTGTATATAAAGCTAGCGGGTAAAAATAATATTAATTTAGATAGCCCACTAAGTTTGGGTGTGATCGACAACGCTAAGCGACAATTGGCAGATATCAATGAAAAATACGATGAGTTTATGTGGGAAATAGAAGAAGCTAGAAGAAAAATTTTAGCATCTGATCACTTTTTCAGAGTTAAATATGACAGCAATGGAAAACCAGTGAAGCGGTTTGACAGTAAAACATCTGTTTTTCAACGGCTTAAATCTGATGAACCTTTTATTGATGAATTCGCTCCATCATTGCGATCAACTGAATTTATAGCAAGTATCAATTTCATTTTGCGAATTATTGAGCTCCAGACAGGCTTTTCTAGTGGAACATTTAGTTTTGATGGCCAGTCTGTTAAAACAGCGACTGAGATAATTAGTGAAAACTCTGAAACTTTTTCTACTCGGTCAGATAATGTTCTTATTGTAGAAGAAGCGTTGAAAGAATTGATCACTACGATTTTTGAACTTGCTGAGGCATACAAGTTATTTAATCCTGTCAAAGAATTAGGAATAAATATCGACTTTGATGATGGTGTTTTCCAATCACAAGATGCCAAGGCTGATTATTACTCTAAACTAGTAACAGCTGGCTTAACATCTAAGTTAACTGCTATTCAAAAACTTACTGGAGTTACAGAAAAAGAAGCAAAAAGGATAGTATATGAGATTAGGGCTGAAACTCTTGATATGGATTACTCAGAGCATGAGCAAAACATAATTGAGGGACAATTAGGAAGTGAAGAATAATGGTTTCTCCACATCAGTTAGACTTATGGTCTTCTAATATGGCTCATCTATATCAATCGTTAGAAGGCGAATTAATACGTATTATCATCAAACGATTGAATAGTGGGCACGATAATATTTTAGATTGGCAAAGAGAAAAACTGCAACAGTTGCATCTATTTAATAAAGAAACTGCAAAAGTGATTTCTCAAATAACAGGAATTGCTGAATCTGAAATTGAAAGTATGTTTGATAGCTCAGGAGAAAAGATAATCAGAGACTTAGACAAACAACTACCTTACGATCCTAAGACTTTGCCATCGAACCTAGACAATGTCATGAAAGCTTATCATGATCAAGTATGGTCTGACATAAACAATTATGTGAATCAAACGTTACTATCTACCAATTTTGGCTACGGAACAGCTACCGCTCAAATGTACACAGAAATAATTAACAAAACGACTGCTGCATTTAACAGCGGTCTTTTTACATTCGATGAAGCACTAGAAAGAACGATTCAAGGATGGGCTCAAAAAGGTATTAAGTCTACTTTTATTGATAAGGGAGGGCATACATGGAGCCTAGAACGGTATGTTAGAACAGTTTTAAAGTCTACCCTATCAAATACCTATGACACATTAAGAAAAGACCGCATGAGCGAGTATAGTGTCCACACAGTGCTAGTCACAAGCCATATGGGAGCAAGGCAAGCATGTTCAAAGATTCAAGGTCATGTGGTTGACTTACGACCCATGTCTGAATTACCTCCCAATTGGAAATATAGAAGTATTTACGATCCATATTGGCAAGCAGAATATGAAACTGCAGGCGGGCACCGAGGTGTAAATTGTCAACATATGCATATCCCATTTATTCCTAGTGTCAATACAAATAATCAACCTAAATTCAACGAAAAAGAAAATAAAAAGGTTGCGGAGTTAACTAAGAAGCAACGCTACCTAGAACGTCAGATTGTGAAATATAAAAAGAATAGAATGGTCTCAGAAGCTCTCAGACAAGACGAAAACGCAAAAGAGTGGGCGAAGAGAATTAGAGCCGCACAAAGTCGATTGCGTACTCTAGTTGATTCTAATGAGTATTTGAGTAGAAATTACGTAAGAGAGAAGGTATACACACCTATTAATACCTTACTGAAAGATTTTCACTATGATGATTTTTAAGTCTAATCAACGATTAGGCTTTTTTATTTTGCTTAGACCTGCTCGGAAGTCTCTAAAAGACGGCTCACAGTGGGAGTTGCCACTCTAAAAACACTTAGGAGGAAAAGAAAATGAAAAAAGAAGATCTTATCGCTTTAGGAATTGACGAAGAAATTGCTAAATCAGTTATGGCTTTACATGGGAAAACTGTTACGCAGTTAAATGCTCAAGTAGCTACTGCAGAACAAGAGCGTGATCAGTTCAAAGAACAGCTTGACTCTAACCAGACTGAATTAGACGCACTTAAAGAAGCTGCAAAAGGTAATGAGGGACTGACTCAACAACTTGCAGATTTACAAAGTAAATTTGATGCTGCCAAATCTGATTCTGAAACAAAACTTGCAGAGCAGCAGAAAGATTTCGCTATCAAGTTAGCTTTAAAAGAAGCGAATGCGCTTGATGAAGAAATTGTGCTTGGTCAACTAGATAAAGACACTATTAAAGTTGTCGACGGTAAATTACAAGGTTTTGAAGAACAATTAAAAGGACTTCAAGAAAGTAAATCATTCTTATTTCAAGAAGCAAAAGACCCTGAACCAACTCCGCCGACACCAACGATTGTTACCCCTGGAAATCCTGCTGGTTCTACAGCGGGTGGTAAAAGTATTGTACAAAAAATTCAAGAAAGATTAGGTGAATAAATATGGCTTTAGTATTAGACTCAAAAGATTTAGCAACCATTGACAAAGAATTTAGAGCTGATTCCCAAGTGTGGGATGTCTTAACACAAGGTGCAAAAAGTATCACTGCAGCTGACTTTGTCGGGGCAAACGAAGTACGTATCAACAAAATGTCAGGATTCGTGGATGCAACACAATACAAACGCAATGGAGAAAATGCACGCAATCAAATTAGTATTGAAAAAGAGACAATCAAGCTTACTCATGAAGACTGGTTCGGTTATGATGTAGATCAATTAGATCAGTCAGAAAGCGCAGCGTTGACTATTAATAATATTGTCACAGAACATAAACGACTAATTACAGTTCCTCATCGTGATAAAGTTGCTGTTCAAGTAATGTATGACAATGCAGGTAAAAAAGTGAACGAAACTTTAACGGAAGACAATATTCTAGCTGCATATGATGCCGCTGAAGAATATATGACTGACAATGAAGTACCTGGTGGCTACGTAATGTTTGTATCAGCAGCTACTTATCGTTTATTAAAAAATGCCAAAGGTGTTAGCAAAACATTCACGACAAACCAAATGTCTATTAATGGAATTGATAGAACAGTAGCTCAGATTGATGGCGGTGTTCCTATTCTAAAAGTAGCGAAAGATCGTTTTTCCGGAATAACTATTGAAGACACACTTAACTTCATTATCGTTCCACTAACTGCAGTGGCACCTATTGTTAAGTTTGGTACGGTTGACACAGTGCCGGCATCACAAGATCGAAGCGGCTATCGAGATACGATTAAAGGTTTAGATTACTATGATGCTATCGTATTCGACAACGCTAAAAAAGCAATCTATATTTCTTACGTCCCAAAAGCGTAGCCCCTTCAAGTGTTACGTTGAACAAAACAACTCTAACGCTTGAAGTAGGGGCGACTGAAACGTTAACAGCAACTGTTTCGCCTGAAAATGCAGCTGATAAATCTGTTCAGTTTTCTTCTAGCAATACAGCAATTGCTACTGTAACTCCTGTACAAGGAAAAGTCACAGGTGTTGCCGCAGGAACAGCAACGATTACTGGAACAACAGTAAATGGTAAAACAGCGACATGCGAAGTTACTGTAACAGAAGCAGGAGGAGGGGCATAGTTCCCTCTTCTTTTAATAAGGAGGGATGTTATATGCCTTATATTGAATTTGAAGAATTCAAAGATCTTACTGGGAAAACAGATGATTTTAAAGCTGCTTTCGAAAAGCATTTGTCAAAAGCAACTGCTGTTCTAGATAGCATCACTAACTATTTTTATCAATTTAATAAAATTGAGGAAGATCCAATTGATTTTCGTGTAAAACAATTTAAGCTAGCTTTATGTTCACAAATTATATATTTCGATGAAGTTGGAGCAGATACTTATGAAAGTATCAATAATACACCACAAAGCTTTTCTGCTGGAAGAACGAGTATCTCAAACTCTAGTAGATATAATCCTTCAGGAAAAAATGAGAGTAAACCACTTGTTGCTGAGGATATCTATATTTATTTAGAAGGAACGGGTTTGTTATATCGAGGTGTTCCGTCATGGTGATGCCTAAGCCTCCAGTACAATTTCTAGTGGATTCTTTTATTTATCGAGAATATTTAGGAGAAGGAGACTATAACCAACCTATTTATGGAGATTATGTAACTATAGAAAATTGTCGGATTGACCGAGGAAGTCAGTATTCTTTTTCACCAAGTGGCAAGCAGTTGCTCTATAATGCAGTAATTTTTTGTTATAAGACTTTAACTACCCCTTTACCGAATTTCAAAGAACAATCATTAGTTATTTATGATGGTAAAGAACATGTCATCACTAAGATCGAAAAGATTACAGAAGCGTATTCAGATGCTATCTATTCATACGAATTAGAGGTGATTTGATGGGTATTAAAGTTAATCTTGATGGAGTTAGAGCTAAAGTCAGCCCACAGGCTATGAAGCGAGGAAGATACGCATTAGCCAACCAAGCAATGGCTGACATGAACTCATTTGTACCTAAAAAGAATAATATCCTTCGCCAAAGTGCGCATATCGAAAGTGACGGCAGCGCTATTCTGTATGAAACGAAATACGCAAGAAGACAGTTCTATCTAAATGGAAAAAAATATACTACTCCAGGAACAGGTCCAAGATGGGATTTTAAAGCAAAAGCGTTATATATGCCTTCTTGGAAAAAAGCATATATGAAAGGGGCTGGAATTAAGTAATGGATTTTATCGATCGAATCAAAGACAAGATAAATGATATTCCAGACTTGCCATTAAAAATAAAAAAAGGATATCTTTCTGCTGACGAAAGCTTAGTAATTTACCCATTACCAGGCGGGCAAAATCTTGTGGAATACTATGACGGTATTAAAGATGTACAACTAAATTTTGAAATTGCGATGAAGTCAAAAGATGGTCATAGAATTGAGCAAACGCTTTGGCTTATCTCTGATTCGTTAGAGCGTGTGTCAGACGTTGCTAGCTCTGATGGATCTTTTGAATTTAACAATTTAACTATAACGAGCAAACCTTTCATCAATGATGCTGATGAACAAGGTTGGTTCGTTTTTTTATTAGATTTTCAAACAAAATTAACCACATTTGAGGGGGAAAATAAATGAGACGCAAAAATGCCTTACAAAGCTATTTTATTCAATTAATTACAACTACTAATGCTGATACACCAAGCGAAGACGGTTGGTTGGAGTTAGCAAAGTGGATTTCCAACGTTGATGATAATTCGAACGAAGAATCTGAAACTACTGGCTACTATGATGGGAACGGCGAAGGGGAGACAGACGTTACTTCTCATCAGTTAGGTTATTCATTTACAGGCTTATACGATGAAGATGATGCTGCGATGGCGGCTATTGAGGGCATGATTGGAAAATCAGGAGATGCTCGGAAAGTGTGGTTCAAAGTAGTGTCTGCATCTGGTAAAAAACAACGTATTGGTAAAGCAACAGTAACAGAGCCAGTTGCTCAGGTCGGCGATGCTACTGCATACGGTGATTTCTCATGCGGTATCGCATTTGATAGCACACCAGAAGCAGAAGATGTTCCTGTTACACACTAATGCACCCCAGAACGTAACTGGGGTTTTGAATGTTGATGGGTCAGTTTCTCTTTCTTGGGATGCAGTGCCCAAAGCAAAATCTTATATTCCACACTATACCGATGCGAATCAAACAGATCCGCACGATGCCAACAAAATGGGATATACGGAAACAAATTCTTGGACGTTACCAGCAGCAGATATGCCACATCTAGAAGCTGGCGATGAAATCCGTTTCTACATCCAAACTTACAACGAGGTTGGCCAAGGGGCTAATGATATCGAGAAAGCACGCTATCTGCATGACGGTGAATTCTTAGGTTCTGCTTGGTCCATACCAGTAGTATTAATCAAAAAATAAGTCGAACTGTCCGTCTGGGCAGCTTTTTTAGGAGGATAACATGACTAACAAATTATCATTTCAAATAGAGAAAAAAGGTTTTCCTATCAATATTGGAGAAGTAGAGTTCTTTTTCGGTACTACTCCAGAAGAATTGACACGTTTTTTTGATACCCAAGCTGAATTTGAGGAACAGGTTAAGGAACTCAAACAACAACTTAAACAAATCAAGAATATCGAACAACCAGAAAAGGAAGATGCTATTAAGATTATTGATCTAACAAAAAGTTTAGCTAAAGCAGAATATGATTCGTTGCTTGGTAAAGGATCATTTGAAAAAATTTATTCTGTTTATCGTGATGTTGAGCAATTAATAGACTTGTTTGATCCGATTTCTTTTGAAGTTGCGGAAGCAATTGAAAAAGAAGCTTTGAAACGTAAAGATACTCTTTCTAAGAAGAAAGCCGATTTATTGAAAAAGAAAGCATTGAAAAATAAGAAAAAGAAGTAGGTGATTAAATGCGGTTAAATGACCCGTTAGTCACTTCGATAGAGTTTGATGGTACAGAATTACCTATCGATTTAACATTTGATAATGTACTAGATGTTTTTGATATTTTGGAAGATAGTGATTTGTTTCCAGAAGAAAAAGTGAATATGTGTTTAGAACTGTTGATCAGTGACTTTGAAAAATTTTTTCAAGGCTCGTCTGAACAACAGTTTTTATTATTTAATCACATTTTAGAAAATTATATTTCTGTAGGAGATAGTGATGGTGTTGAAACTGATCGTTTAGGCAATCCTATGCCTAATGCAGTTAAAGAAAAAAAGACCATCAGCCTAGTTCATGATGCTAAATACATCTATGCATCGTTCAGACAAATTGGCATCAATCTATTTGAAGAGCAAGGACGGATGATGTGGGAAGAATTCCAAGCGTTGCTTGAGAGTTTGCCAGACGACACCATTCTTGCTCGAATCATCCAGATTAGGACATGGGAACCGAGCAAAGGAGAATCAGCTAAAGAAAAAGAACGCATGAGAAAGCTACAACAAAAATATGCATTGCCTGATTCGGAGGTAGGTGAAGACGATGGCTGATGGAAGAGTAGAGATAGAAGTTGATGTGGATGGCAAAGGCGTTACCATACTTAACAAAGGTCTTGATCAGTTAGAAGGTAAGAGTAATAAAGCAGGAGCCTCAATTAAAAATTTAGTTGTTTCCTTAGGCCTCGTTAAAGTTGCAGCGGCTGCTTTTAATGTTTTAAAGAATTCGCTAGATTCCGCAATTAGCCGTTTCGATACTATGCAAAAATTCCCTAAAGTAATGAAAGCTTTAGGTTTTAGTGCAGAGGACTCTCAGAAATCCATTAACAAATTATCCAATGGAATTGATGGCTTGCCAACGAAATTAGATGATGTTGTAGCAAGAACGCAACAAATGACAGCAATCACTGGAGACTTGGACAGGTCTACCGATACTGTTTTAGCATTAAACAATGCATTTCTTGCGTCTGGCGCTTCAACAGAAGATGCCAGTCGAGGTATGCAACAGTATAACCAGATGCTTTCGACTGGGCAAGTCGACTTAGAGAGCTGGAAAACTTTACAAGAAACCATGCCACTTGCTTTGCAAAAAACAGCTGAAGCAATGGGATTTGTTGGGAAATCAGCTCAAAGAGATCTTTATAATGCGCTTAAAGAAGGAACAGTAACATTTGATCAATTCCAAGATAAACTGATTGAGCTAGGAACTGGAACAGGAATGTTGGCAACCTTGGCAAAGGAGAATTCGCTAGGGATCGCTACTTCATTCGGAAATCTAAGTAATGCTGTTTCTAAAGGTGTAGCTAATCTTATTACTAAGTTTGATGAACTGGTGCAAAAACTTACTGGTAAAACTATTGCTCAAAATATTGATAGTATGAAATCTATTATTAATAAATCATTTGAAGAAATGTCAAAAGTAATGGACATATTGATAGATAATACTGATGATATGATTTCTGCTTTTAAAGGCCTATTAGACATTGTGGAATTGTTAGCTCCAGCTTTTATTGCAGCCACTGGAGCGTATGTAGGCTTCAAAACAGCATTAGCTCTAGGTACATTAATAAGTTTTGTAGGAAAAATCTATGGAGTGATAACGGCCCTAGGTAGTATGGTCAGCATGTTTGGAGTATCTGGAACAGCTTACGCATTGTTATCTGCTATTATTCCAGCTGGTCTGACGGTATTTCAACTACTTTCAGGTGTTATAGGAGCAGCAGTTGCAGCTTTCATCTATTTTTATAAAACAAGTGAAACATTTCGAAATGGCATAAATAAAACTATTGAAGTTGTAAAATCTGGACTGATTAAGTCATTTGAATATCTAAAAGGAGTCTTTATTTCTATATTACCTACACTTCAAAAAGTAGCTGATACAGTAGGAAACTATCTTGTTAAAGGATTTCAAAAAGTTGTCGAAGTCGGATCAGCAATTGCTTCAGTAGCGGTACCAGCTTTTTTTAATTTTGTTGATGCAGTAAAAAGAATTGTTTCTTCTGGCATAGAAAGATTTGGCTCTACTCTTTCGCAAATAGGCTCTGTATTGTCAGGGATTTTTTCTTCTGGTATAGAATTGGCAGGTAATCTGCTGGAAAAATTTGGAGGAGCTTTTGGTAAAGTCGGCGGAGCAGTTTCTCTAGTTATCGGCATTTTGACTAAAGTAGCAATAGCAGCACTAGGGCTTACTGGTCCATTCGGATTAGCAGTTTCTTTAATTATTTCATTTATATCTGCGTGGGCTAAAACTGGCGATTTTAGTGCAGATGGAATCACAAAAGTGTTTGATCAATTAAGTGAAACAATTAGCAACGTGGCAGATTCTATCTCTCAGTATCTCCCGCAAATTATCGAAAGTATTACTTCTGTGGTTACAAGTATTGTCGACAAAATAGTTGAAATGTTACCGCAACTAACAGAGATAGCTATACAGCTTATTCAAACATTGACGGATGCAATTGTTACTTATTTGCCTAAATTGATTGAAATAGCCACGAAAATAATAACTACTATTGTACAAGGCATTTCATTAGCTCTTCCCGCACTGCTGTTGGCTGCAACAGAGATAATTACAAAACTCATTTCTGCTTTTGCTGAGCTTCTACCAAAAATTATTGAAGTTGGCACAAATTTGTTAACTATGCTTATTCAAGGGATCGTAGCAGCACTACCTACGATAATTGAAGTTGTCATTCAGATTATTAATACATTGATTGATGGGTTCTTAACAGTACTACCTATGCTTTTAGAAGTTGGATTACAAATCATCACTTCTCTCGTGAATGCGATAATAACTGCATTGCCTCAACTTGTTGAAGCATCTACCGTTATCGTTACTACTTTGCTAACAACAATTATTGAAGCTTTACCGACATTAATTTCTGCAGGAATACAAATGTTAATGGCGCTTATCGGAGGTATAATTTCTATTCTTCCGTTGTTAATAAATGCTGCTATCCAAATCACAATGGCTTTGATTAGTGCATTAATCAGTGCACTTCCGCAAATTATTGCTGCTGGCATTCAGCTGTTATTAGCATTAATACAAGGAATAATCTCGATATTACCACAGTTGGTTGCAGCGGCAATTCAAATCACTATTGCCCTAGTTAATGCGTTGATTAGTGCTTTGCCTCAATTGATATCAGCGGGTATTAAATTGATTGTTGCGTTGGTAGATGGAGTGATCTCAGTACTTCCTCAATTAGTATCAGCTGCTATTCAATTAATGGCTGCTTTGTTCAAAGCTTTAGTAAGTGCTATACCACAACTTTTATCAGCTGGTGTTCAATTGATCAACGCACTTATTAGAGGAATCTTGAGCTTATTGGGACAATTATTATCAGCTGGAGCGAGATTAATTACTGGATTATTGAGTACTATAGCTCAGTTTCTTGGACAAATGGTGAATGCTGGAGCAAATTTAATTAGAAACTTAGTTTCTGGGATTCTTAGTGTGATAGGGTCAGTAACCAGTGCAATATCTAATATAGGAAACTCTATAATAGATACCTTGAGCGGGATTGATTTATTTGAAATTGGTTCAAACATCATACAAGGATTAATTAACGGTATCGGTTCAATGGTTGGAGCAGTTGCTTCTAAAATTTCTGAAGTAGCTGGAAACATTAAAGACAAAATAACTGGCGCGCTTGGAATTCATTCTCCATCACGTTGGATGAGAGATTACGTTGGTAAGTTCATTCCTCAAGGAATAGCTGTAGGTATCGAAGCAGATGCGAAATCTGCATATTCAGCAATGAATAAGCTTTCTAATGGTTTGATGAATTCTATCACGCCAGAATCAGCTCTTGGCACTTCAAGGATGGGGATGGCATCTGCTGGATCACAGATAGTTAATAATACCTACAACAATCAGAAGCAATTTGACGTTGAAAAGCTTGCACAAGTAATTGCAAAACAACCAGTACGGGTCTCAAGTTATTTAGATGGAACTTTAGTAGGGGATAATATGGATCAACGTTTTGGAAAAGTATTGAATCGTAGATCGTACATGAGAGGAGGATAGTTTAATGAATGAGAAAACTCGTGTATATCTTGCATTTTCTGATGAAATTGTCGAATTGACAAATAATTCTTATCTGAGGTTGATTGACATTAATATAGGTATGCCAGTGGCAAAAAATGAGTTTGTTGAATTTTCTGGCACGAATGGAAAGCGTCTTTCGAGCAGCTCGTTTGACGCTTTTCCTATTACTCTCTCATTTGATATTCGAAGTAGAGAGCAATCGATGTTTGACTTAGTTTTACAAAAGACGGAACTCCGCGAATTGTTTACTAGAGAACCAGAATTTTATCTAATTTACAGCAAAGAGCCAGGTAAAAAATATCGAGTAGTTTATGATTCTATTGACGATGAAAGAAAAGGCGTAATTTACACAAGATATACTGTAAATCTGGAAGCTATCAAAGGATATTCTGAATCCATCGCAACCACTTTAACGGATTTCAATCTAGAGGAAGAATGGCAATTCTCGCAAGGGCTAGTGGCGGAAGATTACAAGTACACGCATCAGACTAGTCACTTCATTATTTACAATGCTGGAAGCTTTGAAATTGATCCACGTGAACATTATCTGCGGATCGCATTAGAAGGAGAATCAGAAGGAAATGTGACGATTTTCAATAAAACAACTGGCGATCGATTTATTTACTATCCATCACTTTCTACGAGTCTCGGACAGACATTAGTCTTGGATGGCGTGATTCCAAAATTGAACGGTGTAAGTTGTGGGATCAATACGAATCATGGCCTAATCAATTTGGTTGAGGGTGTCAATGAAATCGAGATCCAAAATATTACTCGCGTGAAATCTTCATGGGATTTCCGTTTCTTATATAAGTAGGTGATTGAGTGACTGATTTAATTATTCGAAATTATGAACAAACCAAAGAAGAAATCCTTGTCGGTTATGACAAGGGTTCTTTTTATGAAAACTGGCAACAAAATGAAACGTGGGAGATTGGCTTTACCGTTACCAGCAATTCGTTGAATCAAGAAGTATTTGATTTAGTTGAATACGAGTCTTCTGTTTTCTACAACGGACAGGAATTTGTGATCAAAGAAATGACTCGCAAAGCACTTGGACAGTTGTTGACGAAACAAGTGGTTGCGACACATATCTATTACACCGTTCAAGATGGTTATCAGTACGATACAGTAACCGGTGCGAGATCTATTAGCCAGTTACTCACACATGTATTTAGTGCAGGTAGTCGCGGCTTTACATGGGAAGTCATTGATCCAAACAAGAAATTCCTTACAGTCGAACAAGAAAACTTCGGTAATGCGAATTATTTGAAGCTGATCAATGAGATTCTGACTGACTATAATGCAGTCGTGATTCCGAATAATAAACATCTAACTTTCTATCCCGCCAGTGAGTACGGCCAGCAGACGGAAGAACAGATTCGCTATAAATACAATACAGATGAAGTGTCATTCGATATTGATACGTACAGTCTAAAAACACAAATCAAAGGCTATGGAAAATTGAAGGATGGCGCAAATACTGAGAATCCTAAAGATAGTGACTATAGATTTACTCCTATCACTTACACAAGTCCTGAATCACAGAAGTGGGGAATCAGGATACAAGATCCTGTTAAAGACGAACGGTATACCGTATCAGGGAACATGCTCGAGCGGTTAAAGACAGACTTGCAAGACTATCCAAGTATTTCGGGATCTGTAACGTTGAAATGGAAAATCAGTCCCGAAAAAGGCGATCATGTCCCGTTTATTTATGAACCTTTGAATATCAATACGTACATTCAAGTAGTAGGAATCAAGACGTATCCAGCGATACCAAATAAGCCACCAGAAATCACATTG